ATTTAAGAAATTGCATCTATGTTAATAGTACGTCGATCGACTTCACCAAATTTTTTATGGTAAGTAATTACTTTGGAATCTCTACCACTGCTCCACCCTCCTCGACTTGCATAAGCATCTTTTGCCGCTAGTGTTCTGTGCTGCTCAACTATCATTAAATTTGTTTCAATCATTTTAGTATTGTGAAGATGACCAGTATGAGCATAGACAAATTTAGACCTTCCATATTGAGCTTTGAATTTTGATACAAAAACTGAATCTAATGCCGTCATATTTCTTTTATGACCATGATGGTAGAATAAACAACAATCACCCCACTCAACACAATAGTACGGTGTAGGATTTGTATCTATTGTTATTCGTGGCTCATTTTCATAGAATACACTTAACGTTTCACGAAGCCAAATAGATGATGCCATATCATGATTACCCTCCGCCATTATTACGTGAACGGTTGGATATTTTTCTAATAGCATAGCAATAACTTGACGAATTACTTTTATCGCTACTCTTACTAATTTAGTAAACCTAGTATCTGCATCTAATAAATGTCTATTTTGTGGCGTGACTGCATCCATTCCATCCCAATGTAGAAAGTCACCTAATTGTGCAAAGATGCAGCTTTCGGCTTTTGGGCTGCTGTCGATAGCATATTTGAAATAATTTATTAATGTTTTTTCCGCTATTTTCATATCCCAATCTTCACCAGTTTCATCACCCCATGCCATCATACCAAGATGATAATCGGTTAACGTATATTGGTTAATTAGATTTTTGTATGTTTTGTGATTAGGTTTTGATATTGGGTCAGCTGGTACTATCTCATCATTTAGAGCTTTAATTGCTAACCTTAGATTTTCAATTTTATCCTTTTCAGTAACTTCGGTTTTTACCCACTCCATTACTAAATTGCCATCCTTATCTGTTAAGGTGCTTTTGCCTTTTATAGATAAATTATCTATATTGGTAATTATATTGTATTCTTTTAATTGTTCTTTATTAAGATAGTATTTCGGATTGCCGACACCTTTGTTGGGCTTGATTTTAAATCCTAACTTTTCTGCAATTTCTGAACTTAATCTTTTTCTCATGTTAGAATTTTTTTATTTTGTATACGCTATTCGTTTGATTTTTTACCTATTTTTAACTCAATTAAATTCTGAGCCGTGACTATTCCAAGGAGTAAACATACGAAAATTAAATCAATTAATAAGATGTTTTCAGCCGTTTCAATTGATAAATAAGAGTAATGAATCCAACCAACGCAAAGCATTAAAGCGAATGCAGTTGTCTTTCGTGCTGAATTGCCTCTTTTATCATTAGTGAACGTATATAAAAAGCCTAGAAAAAAATCCTTTATTGCTTTCATAAAATAGGGTATTCAATTCCGTTCTCATCTTTTAACTTTGGCAACGATATTAAATCTCTCCAAGTCATACCGAAAGATTTTTGAAAGTGCGGATTATCTTTGAATTTTGACCAGTCACCACCCCACGTATATCCATGACTTTTAAAGAACTCAACAACCTTAGCAAAGTACTTATCTTGTTTCCATGAAGCTGTTTCTAAAGTGCCGTTACCGTCTTTATCGAATAGGATTACAATATCAAAAGCTAGTCCGTAATTGTGAATTGATTGACCGCCTTTTGCGTTGGTCACTTTCGGACGTTTAGCGTATAACTTATCTTGTTCTTCATTTGTTCGGTAAACGTGACTAAACCGAAGTCGTACGCCTTTAGGTAACTTCTTATTGATCTCTAAATAATAACGCTCTAATTCCTCTCTAATTAAAGGGTGAGCAGTCTTTATTCTTTCAATAGTTAATTTGTCGTACATTATTTCGCTTTCTCCAATTTATAAATCCTTTCCGTATGGTCATCAACAGTACCTTTGACGTGAGTTAATTCATCAATGTGAAGCATCATTACCTCAATCATTTTTTCGCTATGCTTGTGATTTAATTCGTTGTCCTTTTTCATTATGAAAACCGTATCTTTTACAACTTGCATTTGCTCCTGCATCAATTCCTTGAATAATTCGTTATCTTTTTTCAATTCAGAAACCACTTCTTTTTTAACCTCCGACTTGGTCACGCCCCAAAACCATTTTATCCACTTTATAATGATAGGAGAAAGGGCTAAAAGTATGCCGAAAATTAAATATAAAATACTTGGTGTTTGAAGTGCCTCAACAAATTCTTTCATTTTATAATCCTAATTCTGTTAATGTAAATTCGCGCGTAAGTAAAGCTTGATATACTCCGCTATGATTCCCAACAGTAATACTTACACCACTGTAATATATTCCAACACTTGCCGAATCTCTTGTACTTACCCATACACGTGTAGTTGATGCACCTATTGAATGATTGAAGGGCGCATAGTTCAGGTAATCGCGTGTTATGCTCAAATTAAAAATGTTTGTCAATTCCTTATAATTGCATACGTACCAACCCGTAAAACTTGCCTGAGTATATGGTTGATTGTCTAGTTGATTAGTTAGCGTATCTGCTGCATTCAATGTATTATAATAAGCGCGAACGGTTGCACCTCCAACGTTCCAAGTTGACCAATCAATCACTATTCCATTTGCATAAATTTGAGTACCTAAACTGTCCGTAAATCGGTTTAAATTACCAAATGGATTGTTTGCGTTTAGTGTAAAAAAGTCTACACCGTTACCAAATTGCAATTCACCGTCATCTTGTGCTTGATAAGAAATATTCGCACCCGTCTTAAACAAACTCGCAGAATTATTCGGTATTACAGGATCAGGAATTACAACCGTACCGCCTACAATAGTTCCAACCGCTCCAGCAGTTGCGTATTCAACAATCACATTCAACGCCTCTTCAGGAACTAAGGAATCAAACGCCGCACCGTTAACCGTTATTTCAGAGTTTCCAACTATTACGTTAGCCGTTCCACCACTTACAACCGTTTGATTAAATATACCATTTAGATTAACCGTTGAATCAGGTGCAACTATATCTGTTGAATCTTCCGCTTTAATGTCTGTACTACTTATTATCGTTCCTGCCGTATCTTTTAACACCGCAACACTATCATCAATTCGATAATAAGCCCCTTGAATTTCTCCTACCTGAGTTGATCCTGTTGATTGCCTTACAATAATGTTTTCAGTATCTCCACTCGGTACTTCTGCCCATAATTCGCCGTTAATATTTACAATAACATCTGCGCAAGTTATAGGATTAGGAATTTGTATAATTCCGTCAACATTCGTACCTATCGGCGTTCCATTTACATATTCAACAGGAACGTCTAAAGTACCACCGCTTGCAACTGTATTGAATGCTTCATCATTAACCGTAACGGTGGCATCTACGCACGTTATAGGGTTTGGAATTGTAATAACTCCGTCAACATTTGTTCCTACTGCCGTTCCATTTTCATATTGAATTGGAATATCTAAAGATGCACCGCTTGATAATTCAGCAAATGAAACCGAGTTAATAGATATTTGAACGGGTAAACAAACCACAGATGGCGGTGGTGTTACGCCACTCATTGGGATAGCGCACTTATTATATCTAAAACCTTGCTTTAATTTAAGATCAACGGAGCAACCTGTAACCCTATCACTAAATTTGTCTGTAAACGTTTGGATTGAACCAGTTTTTATTAAATCTAATTCAGGATAAGTAGTGTCTTTTGCCCAAAATGAAAGTAAGTCTTGAGCGCATTGTATCATGTCGCTTTTAACCTCATTCTCATTTGTACTTTCTAAATCTGTTTCCTCATCCCGAACTTGGGCAACCTGTGCAACGAAATAAACCCTAAAGTTATAAGTAAACTCGTTATCATTGAAGTTTTGTGATAAGTCCTCCATCCACATTAGCGGATAGGTAAACCAGCTCTCTTTGTCGTGAAGTACTATATTATATGCCTCACCGTTTCCGAACGTCTTTATCTGATAATGCGCATCCGCGAACTGTCGATTTAACTTTATTATTTGGTTGTACGTTTGCATAAAATTTAAGTAGCTTCTTGTCTATTTTTTCAAATTTACTCATCTGGAGTAGGATATAAAAATTTATTACATTTTGGAGCGTGTCCACTTCCTAGATAAACACTTACAGTTGGTCTACCTAATTCTGGTAACATGTCTGCGCTAGTGTTAGCTTTCATGTATAAAGGATATAGATTAGCCTTTGCAGTTAGATAGTCCGTTAAACGCTCTGAAAAGAACTCAGCTTTATCCTTCATTCTATTCTCAATTCTTGCTAATTCTTTTGTACCTATTGGATTTGAATAATCGCTATTATTTGTTGCAGTAGATTTATTTCTAAAATTAAACAATAAAGGTATCTGCAATTCGTACAAAGTCCAATAAAGCAAAGCGTTTGAGATATACTTATTAACTAGAATTAAGTCATTCCCTGCCAAAGTTCCTGCGATTACTTTAGCTTCTAAATCGTCATACAAAACAGTACCTAAATATGATTGAATGTATTGAACTTGACTTTGCCAAATAGTCGGCAAAATCTTTTTCATGTCTACATTCTCGTCAAGTGCAGAATTGTTTTTAACGAATTTTTCTGATATAAATAGTCCTGATGTCATATTATTTTCTTCTTACTAATCTAGTCTCCCAAATATGGCGACAGTATGGTACGTGAATATTCGTATCGGGCAATGTTCTCCAACCTCCGCGACTTGTAAATACGTCTAAATCCATTCCATTATTTAACGCTCTAATCTGCTCAATAGTCCATGATTTAGTTTTGCTCATCTCTACCATCTTTCTACAAAACGGTCTAGTAGTGTCAATTATATCACCGCCTTTAACGTCATTACGTTTCACATACTTGTAAACGACAAACACCTCGTTTTTATCCGCTTCTCGTGTTCCTTTGGTGGTTACTCCATTCTCATCAATTAAACCCTTTTCAGTTAACGATTCAGTTAACTTTGTATAGTCAGCGGTTGTGATCTTTAACGTGCTTTGTATTTGCTCTGGATCATTACCTCCGATAAGCATTTTTAAAACGCTTTGCTCTTGTTGAGTAATGAATTTAGATTTTAGTATTTGTTCTTTGTCAAAAGCATCATCCGTTCCGAATATTGGCGTTTGTCTTGACTTAACCAACTTCAATTCGCCATCATCAATTCCCGTTTCGCTAAACATTTTAACAAGTTTATCGTCTGCGCTCATTACTACCGTTGTAGTAGTAGATTCTTCTTTAACTGGCGGATAGCCGAAACGCTCAAGGATTTGATTTTTAGTTAATACGGCTTGCATCAATTGTTCGGTCATTACTCCGCTAATTGTACGCTTTTTGATTATTTCAATCTTACCGCTTTGTCCGTTAAAATTAAGGATATTAGTAAAATAGTCCTCGTACACTTTTTGCTTTTGATCTACATAGCCATTTTGCCACGCTTCAATAGCGGTTCTTTTTTCGTCTGCGTTGTTATTAAATCCGTTCTGACCTTTCAATCCAACGATTACTGGATCAACACCATGACCTGTATAAATTTCGTCACGAATAGAATTATTTAGATTTATAAATCTATCATCTTGACCATTTGCATTAAGTGGCGTTATCTCAACTCCGCTCTCTTTATCTTCGTTAAACGATTTAATCGACCGACCTGCGTTATCTGTACCGTGAAGTACATTATCGAAGTCGTTTACAATTTGTCTTTTTTGTTCGTCTGTCGGTTCTCCGTTGTAAAAGTTAATCAAGTACCCACTTGAGAAACCGTTCTTAACGTTGTTATAAGTAAAGTTACCAATCTCATAATCAGCCGCCACGTAAGGAATACAAGCGATATAGTCAGGTAATGGATAAACGCCTAGGTTAGGTCTGTATTCTTTGTAGTAAACTAAGTATCTTTTATTCTTATCAATTTCGGTTTTATCCTTAGTCCATTTAAATAATTCAAACGTTGTAAAATCTTCATTTTCTTCTGGCTTCCTTACGCTCCAATCATTTGTATAATAAAAAATAGGGTCTTTCCATTTGTTATCTGCTTCATTCCATACGGGCTTAGATACACGAATTTTTGAAAAATCTATATGATAAGGTTCAACTTTATCAAGTGCCTTATTGTAAACCATTTCATTCGCAAAACCACCCTGAATAATATGATCCTTTACTGTTCTCTCGAATACTTCGTTATCTGTAATTCGATTGATAAAAGATTGAACCGCTATTTTATTAGAAAAATCTAAACCGATATTTGAATAACTCAATCCTTGACCTGTAATAAAATCACATTTGGAATTAATTATAGCGTTGTTCTTTGCGCTCGAATTGTAAAGATGAATAAGGAAGTCAGGGTATCGGTTATACCATTCACGATCATTCTTATCGTTTCCGTAAATAACCCAGTCAATACGCTTCTCGATTTTAAATTCAGGCGTTTTATGACTTTCAAATGAATGAAGTTTGCCATCACGATAAAGAAATATATTACGGCTCATTTACTACGTATTGAATTGTTAAATCGTGTTCTATAAAGTTTGAAGTTTCGGGAGATGCTAATAAAACCATTATCCCTCTTTGAACAATTGCACCACTTAATTCAGGATCTAAATTAGTAGTGCTTTCTTGCTCTCTTACTATGTAATTATATCTACCTTCGTTAAATAAAATTAGTGAAGAATTTAGGCGATCGTCAACGCCTTCGGTAATGTTAAATAAATTTGATCTATTCCTAGCTGCTCCAAAAATTGAAACATCTTGACAAATACAAGTATTACTCGTCTTCGTCTGATCGCTCTGAAACTCGAATAGGTAAATCGGTTCCGCTATCGTTGTCTTCTCCTTTAGACTTAGTGCGACGTTTTCCGTTGTTGCTCCCTTCGTTAATTTCATCTTCAAATATATTTAATCCAAGTTTGGAATAAAGTTCTTCTTTTCCTTCGGTTATTTTTAGCATACCGATCTTTGAACCCATTACCAAACCTATAAATTCCTTTTTTATTTTCATAAAGATAGTAAAAAGGGGGTTAATAATTCATCAACCCCCTGATTAATTTTTAAGCAATCGACAATCCTGCGATTACCAAAGGATCAACTTCATACGGGGCGTTTCCTGAACGAGCCGTAAATGTCAAAGTATATCCGTTCATTTCGTTCATAGTCGCTCCAGTTTGTCCTACCGTTCCGTTAAGGTCTGCTCCTTTGTCATAACCGATAGCCCAGTATAAACCGTTCTCATCTTGTACGATAATTAAAGTAGGTGAACTTGAAACCAATTTAAACTCAACGTTTTTCGCCGCTGATAATTTAAGCATTGATACAGTTACAACTGTTTCGTAAACTTGATTACCATTTTCTTTTGTCATTGTTGTCACAAAGTTTGCGCTCTCCTTTTTAATACCATAACGGTAAAAATCAGTAGCCGCAACTTGTGTCAATGTAGTGATCTCACCTGCTGCAATTACGCTAGTAGATTTATCAATATCGCTAAGACCTGTAATAAGGAAAGAATCTTGAACAACTCCCCCTAAACCGTCTTCGCATTCTTCGGCAAATCCTGCCGTTGGTACACACGCCATATTTTTAAGATTTTATAAAGAGGGGAATCTCACCCCTCTCTAGTTATTATTTTATTACGGTACTAAAGTAAATTCTACAACTTGGTCAGTAAACCAAACTTGTGTTCCTCTTGTCCAATCAGCATCAACTAATACTTTCTTGTTTGTAACTGGATCAACTCGGAAAGAAAATTCTGTATCGTTTTCTCCATCCATTCCAATGATAAGGTTTGATGGATAAGTTAAGATTGCTCTGTTAGTTCCTCTCAAACCGTAAGTAGGGCGAATTTTAACATCTGTACCATAGTACATTGTGTCACCATCTTCTGATTTGTAATGGAACATATTAGCCGCTTTCAATGCAGAAATGTAAAGGTCATACCAAGTTTTAGGTACATACATTACGTTATCTGTACGCTCTGAAAGTTCCTCAGTACGTGACAACCATAAACCTTCAAGAATTGATAAAATGTTAGCAGCGGTTACTCCTGTTGCAACTGTTACGCCTCCTGTGTTTCCATCAATTGCGTCACCTGCTGCGTCGATAATTTTCAACCAACCATTGTAACGGTTTAAGTTAGCCGTACCAGATGCTGTGTCACCTCTCCAATCCGCTACATCAATAGCTTGGATAAGTTTCATGTTTTTCTCTGCGAAATAGATTTCAGCAATTTCTTCAGGCATAACTTGTTTACCTGTCATTGTGCCTTGCTTTAAAAGGATTTGAGTCCACTTATTTCTAAGATCGTCTAAACACAAATCTTCTGCAATAGCAACTTGCTTTACAGTGATAGGTTTGTCAGTAAAAGTAGTTGTTCCGCTCGCTGAACGTGAACATCCTGAACCGTCTTGAAATACAACGTCAGTTTCTAAATAATGTAAGTTGGAAGTTCCTTTTAATCCAACTTGTACAGTTGCTTCGCTCGCCGTTAATTCAGGTGCAACTTGTAAATAACCTACTAAAGGAAAATCTCTATTTTCAATATAGGCTGCTAGGGCTGATACATCAAATGCCATACTTTTTTATTTTAAATTTTTAGTGAATATGTTTTCTTTCTCTTCTTTTTTAAATGGATTGAAAACGGGTTTAACTGGTGATTTTGTTGGCTCATCCAACAGTTCCTCAAAAATTTCTTTTGAGAAAGTCTTTAACGATTCAAATTGATCATTGATTGATTTTTTAAACTCAACCATTTCAGATTTAAACGCTTCATTTTCTTCTTTCAAAAATTTGTTTTCTTTTTCCAAACTTTCGATTTTAGAAAATATCTTTTCGCTTTCAATTCGCTCGATAATTCTTTTAACTTTTTGTTGTTGTGGAGATTCTTCGCCCATTGGTTCAACTACGGGAGCAGCAATTTCTTCGCCATCTTCTGTAACCTCTTTTACTTCGGCAATTACACCATCAACTTCAACAACGATAACACGACCATCTTCGAGAATGTACTCACCCATTGGTGCAGCAATAGGATTACCTGCTTCGTCCATTACAACGATAGCCGCATCAACTTCAACCGCAGGCTCGATAGTTAACTCTAAGCCGTCTTGTGTTTTTACCATTTCAAATTTTTCATTAACTACTTCCGCTGCTACTTCTTTAGCCTCTGGATTAGCCGTAAAAAATTCTTTCAATTTATCTTTAATTGATTGTTTTTCCATTTGATTATTATTTATTATTGATTCTAATTCCTTAGTGAAATCCTTATTAAATTTGCGCTCTCTAAAATGACCTTCTATTGAGAAACCTTTGAAAGTTCCGTTTTTAACTTGTTCCCAAATCTTATCATTTTCGACACGCATTGAAATAAACCAACTTCCGTCTGCTTCAACCTTGAATCCTTTTGGCGGAACTGTTCCACGCTTAGAATCTAAAAAGATTGATTCGCAAACAAAAACACCCTCCGCAGGTTGGTCGGATTGGTGCATGATGTTAGTAGATTTATCGAGGGCGTGACGGTGGAAGTTTAGCCAAATCTTTTCGATATTCTCAGCTAAAAAGACAACGTTATACGCACCACGATAATCGTCATATCTTGGTATCTTCAAGTCTGCGATCATTGCATAACCTGAAATTATACGCTTATCTTCGTTCTCAACTTTAAAAGCGTTGGAGGTAATTTTGAATTGATCGCCGTTGGTTACAACTTTGAATTTTTGATCAGTAGATGAAAAAGCCACCCAATCAGATTCGGTCGCGGGATCATCCACGAGTGCGATTTGAAACTCGGTTGCTTTTTGTTCTGCTAGGTCTAAAACGAAAGTGTCCATATTTATATAACTATTTTTTTTTTAATTATGTTATTTTACCCGAAAGTTGCTTGCTGCTTAATCTTCGCTACCATGCCTTGCGTATCTGTGATATCCTGCTCTAGTACATACACTTTAGTCGGTGGTGTTATTTGAGTTGAACCTGTATTAAATTGATCAGTATTCGGTGGTGTATTCTCTTTTATTATGTCATCATTTAAACCTCCACTATCTGAAATCCCACCGCTTGAAACGTCAACCGCTGGAGCGTTTATAATTTTATTAGCTTGCGCTACACCTGACAATACCGCACTTATACCTAAAAGTATAGCAGGAATGTTTGCAGGGAATGGACCAGTAGTCGCTCCAACTGCCACCGCACCTGAAATAGCTTTAGCCGTATCAATCGCAATTTGTGCAATGGCTACCGCCTTTTCAATTTTTTGTTGCCTTTGAAGTCGTTTAATTTCTGAATTTGTAAGTTTCTCGCCTGCTTCCTGCTTTTTCTTAATTCGTGCTATTTCTTTATCGTTGGCTATACTGTTTATAGATTCGACAATAGATATTAAATGTTCAGCACTTTCAATAGTTGCGGCAACTTGTTGCTCTCTTAATTCACGTTGTTGCTCCGCTAATTCTTTATCTGCTTCAAGTTTCTCTTGTCTATATTTTTCCTCTATTTGTGCAAGTTCATATTCTTGCGCTTCTTTCAATTCAGCCGTATTAAGACCAAATTCCTCCGCATCAATTAATAATTGTTCGTACTTTAATCTAACTGCATCAATTTCTTTCTCTTGATCTTCTAATAAGCTAATTCTATAATCCTCTCTAATCTTTGCGATTTGTTCATTTAGCTTTTGCTCTTGTCTTGCTCTCTCTTCTGCTGCTTTTTTAGCTGCTTCCTCTTCGGCTTTAGCTTTTAAATCTGCTTCATTCTCAACTATTTCAACTATCTCATCACTTGCTGCTTGTTGCGCTTGTTTACGCTTTTCTAATTGCTCTCTGTTAAATCGTGTAATGTTGTTTTGTGCTTTTAACAAAGCATCTTCTTCATCTTGTAATGTTTTTTCAAAGGCTGCTACTACTTCGTTATAATCAAACCCCCATGCTTTAGCTTGTTGCTCCGCAGTTTTACCATTCATCTTAGCTATGTCCTCAAATAATTGCCTTTGAGATTCCAACTTCAATCTATTACTTTCTAAAACAGATTTTAATTTATCCCGTTCAGCTTCTAAGACTTGAAGTCTTAAATGCTCCGTAGCCTTGCCCTCTGCATCCAATGTGTCAATTTGCATCTCTAAGGCTCTTATTTCTTCGTCTTTTGCTTTTGAGTATTCCTTAGATTCTTTTTCGATTTGTGCTAATCGTTCTCTATGCCTTGCTCTATTTGCTTTAGATTGCTTCTCACGTGCAGCTTCGGATTTAGCTTCTTCACCAAACAATTTTTCATAGGCTAAAATAACCCAACCAATTGGACCAAGTAGCGCAAGAATAACCGTTCTTAAGTTTTTCCAATCCGAAATGAAGTCTATTATAGGCTTTTTAAACGCAACAATAGCAGCAACTAAAGCACCTATACCAACAACGATTAATCCAATAGGATTCGCTGCCATTGCAGCGTTTAATGTTCTTTGTACGGCAGCCATTGCAATAGTTGAGGCTTTTTGTATTTTCTCAAGACCTATCCGCAAGTACATACCTGCAACGGCATCTTTGTTTAAAGCATTTGCTAAAGTCTGAACTCCGTTCATTATACCTTGTACGGCTATTACATTTTGAATAGCTTTTTGAACGGCTGCACTTTCAGTACCAAATAAAGCCATTGCTCCCTGTGCTGCCTGAAATGCTCCACCGATTGCCTGACCTGCACCAATTAAACCGTCTAGTCTTTTCGTGTCACTCGCTAATAACCTAACCCTATTATTAACGTCTGCAATTCTATCCTCAAGTTGTGCCGCCTCAACCGCCAACGCTCTAAACTCAGCGCTATTTTCGTCCAACGTATTTAGTTGGTCTTTCATTTCACGCAACTGAGTTTTTAAACTTTTTGTTGCCGTTGTCGTTTCGCCTATACCTTGAGTAACTTTATCGGTTGACTGTTCGCCAGTTGTTCCGATTTGTTCTAATTCGGTTTTAATTTCGCCTAACGTCTTCGGTGCGTTACCTGCGTTTATGGTTAGATTTATTGCTGCTACTTCACTCATTGATTATGGATTAATTGTGATAAATTCGTTTGATGATACACATACTAAAATAGTTCCTGCACCTTGCGCGGATACATTTACACTTGTAACACCGTTAACTGTTGTACCTGTCAACGCTCTAATTCTATATTGATTCGTTGCGGTTTCTTTTCTAAAATACCAGATTTGACCTATTGTATAATTATAGGTTAAACCGTCTAAGTAAATATCTACGGGTGCGCTTGATGCATCTATTAAATAGCCTTTTGCCGCGGAATCTAAATACTCGCTTATAGATATGCTCTTTATTGTTGATGCTTGTTTTGGCTCGACTTCTTGATTATTTAAATACGTCTTGTTTGATTCCGTAACGGTCAAACCATCACAATTGATTAAGGTTACATTTTGTAAATTAGCCGATACAATACAATTATTTGAACTTAATAAATTGATATTATTCGCTCCTGAAAATATACGATTTGCATCTCCGTTAACTATTATATTACTAGCTGACTTTGATAGTACGTTATTCGAACCTTGCACTTGTTGCGTATTCGAATTATATAAGTTATCGTTCTGCTTTGGATTATTGCTAATTCTTAACAAAGGATTATATTGAGCTTGCGTTACTTGAGTTGTAATAGTTCCGTCTTGAGTGGCTGGCTCAAAAGTACCTCCCTCACCATTTGCAATTAATACAGTGGATTTAAACGGGCTTACCTCTTTCAATTTAAGAAATTCGCACTTTGTTAAATTGGTATTTGTGGGATTGAATCCGTTTATTTTATATAGTCTGAAATAAGCATTTTCGAAGTGGTATAAATCCCTAAATGACCATTGATTAAAATCAAGCGGTGTTATGTGAACAAAAGCCTCTACTATCTTACTATCTTGGTCGGTAATCTCACGAATGAATTGACTATGATATTTATTATATAGATTGTTATCCGTTACCGTAATTGCTTCAACTGAATCGTCATAATATACTTCTTTTGGAAGTCCGAAATTTATATCCAATGTAGGATTGTAAGGATCATCAAAATGACCTGCGTAAGGGTATTGTATAAACGTGTCACCTGCAGGGTTTGCAATCCTTGAGTGTTTCCAAGGCGGAGAACATGGTTTTAATCCGCCATAGTATAAAGTTCTCCAGTTGAAATTGGTACTAACCTTTTGTCCTAAATCGTCAACTTTAACAATAGTAGGCACAACTAAGGTACTTGTTCCCGGTCCTTTGTCTGCTAATGGTGTAGGGCTTGATGTTAATTTAGATACGAAATTCTTTGTTGTAAATGCATTATTTACTATTATCTCGTCTTGTCCGTAAGTTTCCTCATACGAGTTTAGATATTTATCATTCAAATAATCTTTATCGTCTTTGTGCTTATATAGGTAAGTCTTAACGTCAAGCGCACCCATAGGTTTGAAAGTAATTCCTTTATCAATTGATATTTTTGTACTTAAATCAACTACATTGCTAGTATAAAATGTATCACGCGGAGCGATTAATAAATTCTTTTCGTTATTCGGATCAATATCTGCGTACAAATTGTATTCCTTAAAGTAATTCAAAACAAAATCCGTTTGCAATACTTTCGGAACACATCTATAAATATCAAGTAAATTACCCTCCACTAATGAAGTATTGGAAACTTTATTGAAAAATACACCTTGTTCAAACGTCATGTCTGCCTGACCATTTGAAAAGACACCGCCAATAGTTCTAAAATAATTAGGATAATCAGTATTGTATTGTGCGCTCCATACTATTTTGATCGTGTCGCTTGGTGATAATAATAGATTGGAAATCGACCATTTTATTCTATTAGGTGGTTCTTCAAATCTCGCTATATCTCCCAATATCCCACCTAAGTAAGTTCTGTATTGATCACTCGGATAAGTAGGTGATAAGTCAGTTGATCTATTCCCAACCGCATAAACTCCCGTACCCATTCGCATCTCTATTTCTTCGGTCGTGTAAGTAACGCCTGCGCTATGGTCATAAAATAATACTTTGATTTTTACGTCAATATGTCCTACTGATTGTAAACTATTAATTGTATCATTCGGTTTAAATCTAGCAGTTAAATCTAAATATCCGTTAATGTCATAATATCCCTTTTGGGCAACCGTATATACACCAGTAGCAGGATTGTAATTTGTGCCACCGTCAAATATCTCATTTGCAAATAAAATAGTCGTGTCAGCCCCGTAGCTACCTTTATTTATATTTGCCGTTGTTTCTCCTCCCGTGTCTGATGTTTCTGGCGTATCGGCTTTAAATTGCCTTGCTTCAATTTGTGTAAGGTCTAATTTGAATTGCTCAGGACTTGATGGTATTATTAAGTGCTTGAAATGATCAGCAAAAGCTGAATCAGTAAATTGATAGGTAAATCCTGCATCTGCAAAAATCCTATCCCAATATTCCTGCGCAAATATAGCGCACCCGATATGCTCTACTTTCCAAGTAACGGTATCACTAGAGAAACCAAAATCAATTAATGGATAAATATATCCTTTACCTAATTCAGCTGGAACAAGCGCGCCATCTTCAATAATTTGATATATACCATCAGGATCAACACCGCTCGAATACTGTTGTAGTTCAGCCGTTAAAAGATGGTTATACGTGTCTAATCCTTGAACATCTGACAAATAAAGCCCTTGAATACTTTTAAATAAGTTAGCAAAATTTGAATAAATGGTTATTGAATACTCAACATCTAAATTATTAGTTTTCACCAATTCATTAAGCTGACAATAACCCTCAATTACCCGAATAGAATCTACTAAATAAATTACATCAGCCTTAATTAAAGGGTTAAAAGTAGATTCATAAACGTTAATATCGAAGATCATCCCGAACACTTTAGCGGCTTCCTTGCTATTCGGTACGGTTATACTTTTCGAATACGTTGCGCTTCTCTTTTCAGGCTCTATAATATCAGCTATTGACCTAGTGAAAGACGGATCTAAAGACCTAGACAAAGGTATTTCGTACCCGTTAATAAATAGTTGCTCTCTCATTATCTTCTTTGTCTAAAATTATCACTTAACTCTATCTCAATTGAAAAGTTAAACGTCTTATCTACTTCATCCTTTAACTCATTCCAACTTGTAGATTTAATTAAACAAGGTTTGAAATTGTGAACGCCTGAACTATCCACGAACTCTAAATAAGCCTGAGGACTAAATGATAATTCTTTTAACCAATCATTCGTTGATTGGTCAATTAATCCGCTTTGTAATGTGATCGAATCAGTTGATTTGACGTAATAGTTTACTTTCGTATCGGTAACGTGATTATAAACCAATCCATCCAATGTCAATATATTTCTATTTGTGATATAGGTCTTTCGCTCTGCGCTTGTTGACTTCTTGCTATCTGCTTTGAAGTTAAACGAATCAAAAGCCCCGTATTCATTTTCGAAGTGAATCCTATACGTTTCGTAAAAGCATTCTGTATCTATCTCAAAGTATAGTATTTCACTTACTGGAATTGCACCCGTTCTAAATAGTTGAACGGTATAACTTGCCACCGTTGGAATAATAACGGGTTGCGCTCCTACTAAAAATGCTCCCGTAATATTGTTCAGACTTTGCGGACTTGTGGCGACTGAATTTAAACGGCTTTGGTCTAGTGATGGGTTTGAATTGTTCGGTATATCAAAAGTAGAAATTAGTACGCCACTTGCATCATAGGTTTTGACTTGAAGATAATCTACATTATTCGGTGAGCTAGTCATATACCAATGCCATCCTAATTGATTTGAATATACTTTGTTATTCTTTTGATTAGTTAGAAATTCTCCTATGCTAGTGGTTAAACAAATGTAATTCTCAAACTCATCATTGTTATAAAAATCAATAAATCTATGGTGTTCTAAACTTGCTCCCCATGCGTATTGAATTTTACCAGTATATAGATTAGGATATTGCACGATTGGATCGTCAGCCGTAAGTCGATACTCTTCTCCGTACTCAACAAAATACTTTATAATAGCGTTGTCAGTTACTCGAATAGCATCCGTATCGTCATACGGTGGTATTGTTTCCTTTACATAATTCTCTATGATGCTATGCAAGTCTTGTATACCGTATCTGTAAAATGGATCAGGTGATACTTTGGTTCGTATAACCTTGGTTAATCCGCTTATATAATCAATGATATTAATATCAAAGATATATTTATAATCAGGCTTCGCCACCGTTACCGCGTTGTTTTGAAATATAACCACATTCATAGGGTTATATACCGGACTAAAATCTTTATTATCCGTTTTAAGAACTAATGCCATCTATTGTATTTTTTAAACTAATTTCTACTTCTCTTGCTCCTGCCTTTTCCAATTTTTTAGTCAGGTCTTTGATTAAATCCTCGTCAACAATATTGGTAAAGAAATTCGTTGCTGGCTTACCTTGTCTAAATATTGATTCTCTTAAAGCAAAAGGATTGTATCCGTTAACTCTTGACCATTCAGTAAGTGCGCTTAATGGCGGCTTTTTATCTTTATATCTAAACGGGCTTGAGGTATTTCTATTTATCCATGCTCCACCGTCTGCCCTTGCACCTCCTACACCTTGAACGCCTTTATCGACAAACTGCCAATAGTCCTCCATTGTCAACTCGAACTGATAAGCCGAATTAAGGAATTGAATATTGAATAGTACCGATTGCTTTAAGGCTTGTGCCGTAATACCATGCACCGCCGTATCTAGTGATCTCCTTAACGATTCTTGTAATTCGTTGCCGAAGTTTTGTAATACACCCGAAATAGTTTCATCATCTCCAAGTCCTTGAAGTTCTGAATCATCTAATTCGAATAAATTACTTGCCATATCTTAATTCATTTTTAATTCGCTCTCTTTCCATCTCCTCCGCTTTCACTTCCGATTCTAAAAGCAAGTATTCCAACTTACTTAAAAAATCTATTAAATTCCTTTCACCCGTTGCATCCCAATTTTCGTTTAATTGTTCGCTTACGTCTTTTATAGTTTTGAACCATCCGTAACGCTTAGCAAGTCGGTTTTTGTTTGGTCTAGTATTTTGTTCATCTCCTTCAACTTCTGATCTGAATAGTCGTTTAAAATTCTCGTGAACTCTGTTGAGAGATTGAAAAAAAAAACGGCTATTGGATTGGCTACGCTCATTGGTATATCCTTAAACTGATCTATCAATTCAATCGTTTGGTAATCTTCTAACTTAATATACTTCTTTCGAAACCATGAATAGTTATAAGGTCGTGCCAAATGGAATAGGAATAAATGCAAATTAATATCTATATCTTTGGTTGCTTCCATTACTCCAGCGTATTGTGAAGCGGTCAACTTATTCGGATTCAATTCAAATTCAAAGTGCTGACCGTTCAACCGTATTTCTTTTACGATCTTAGTAGGCTTATCACTTTTAAATAATTGATTGACCTCATTAAGTTTGTCAATACCTATGTTAGCCGCTTCCTCTTCTGAACATTCAAAAGTAACCGCGGCTAGTTTAATCATCTGCTCAATGGTTTCCAATTCGCTTCCGCTCTTACGTGACAATTTCACACGCTCAATGTATTTGCGTATTGTGATGTCTGACCAATTTTTCGGTTGCTTCATATCTGTATAACTTATTTTTTTTTAATTATGTTAACGGCTTATGTGATAAATTCCACTTGACTTCATAGTTTTGTGCGCTTCATTGCATATTGCTCTACTCATTACGTAGTCATCATGTAGACCACTAGGCGCACTATATTTGATTGTCCTAGTCTTTAGGTTGTATTCATAAGTAAACGCTTCTAATTCGCTTATTTGCCAATCCTGACCTATTATCCCTATCTCCTTATTCTCAAATGCGACTATAAGATTCTCAACAATTGCTTGTTTGCTTTTGCTTGTCGTTACGAATGGCTTAACCTTTGATTTATTGTAGTTGACTTTATCCCTTATCTGTTCATAAATTGCATCCTGCGCACCGTTAGATTCAATCAATACATTAGGCTTGTACTTATTTAATTGGGTTACTACGTTGTTAATTATAGTTGACCATTCCAAATGCCGCCAACGCTCGCAATATACTTCTCTGTTGTTCTGATCTACGATTGTCAAAACTGTGTAATCGTCTGCACGACCTAAGTCGACACCTGCAAATAGTGTTCTCGTTTCTTCTCCCGTATCTATACATTCCTTTATATTTCTAAATACGCTTGATGCGTCATCTAAGAACTCCGCTAAATACTCTTGTCTAAAGATGTGATCTGGGAGCATACGCCTTGCATCCTCAATCTCTGACCTTTCAATAAATGGATTATCGAATGAGGTACCATAAAATGAATGATAGTTGTCATTGTTAATGGATTGATTGAAAAGCGTATAAAATTGATTCTTACCTTTGGGAGTGGATAATAATAAAACCTTTTTACCTTTGACTAGAACGGTAGCCTTTAAGACTTCATTCCATGCTTCTGGCTTCCAGAATGCCACCTCATCACCTACCAATGCGTCAAACGTTTCACCCCTAATTGAATCGTATGCTTCGGCTGAATAGAATAGTATAACGCTACCTGTATCAAACTCTATAATCAAATCGGAGTTGTTCATACGAACGACAAAAGGACACTTGCCTAATGCCCTTACTACTTCCTTAAATACTTTCTTGCATTGTTTGTAAGTCGGAGAGATCCAACCTACTTTCCAGTTGTGATTTTCAATAGCCCATTTTAACGCTTGGTTTTCACCTAGTAGCGTTTTACCGAACTGCCTACCGATTGATACAACAAAATACTTACCTTCTCCTTGTATTGCTTTGTGTATCTCTAGTTGCTTCGGATGAGGTTTATATAAAGTTAGCTTCCCCAATCTGTCTTATGGCTTGTGTCTTTTACTTCTACCTTTTCAGGCTGATATAATCCTGTTAACTTGCTGATCTCGGCTAGGCAACTTTTATAATCAGATCCTTTGACTAAATCCTTGCAAAGATAGAAGCGTTGTATTTCTTCTTTCGTCTTATTTTCCTTCTTACCAAGTTCCCAAAGTTCCTCCCATGCTTCAACTAATCTTAGGTTGTATTTGACCATTCGATCCCTATCAATGGCGTGCGCTTTCTTTGTTTGATCTCGGAGTTCTTGAACTCTTAAGGAAATATTAAGGTCAGACATTAATACAGATGCCTGTACATTAACAGATTCAATTGTAGTGGTTTCCTTAACATCATAAGCTTGTCTATACGCTTCCGATTGATTACCTAACTTGACAACCAACTGTGCGAATTTCTCTTGCTTAACTGTTAATTTTTTCATACCTAACTAATTTCGTCTAACTCTTGTAATAATGCTGCTTTGCTTTTGCCTTTTACTCTTAATCCTTGTTCAGAGCAGTATCGTTTAAACTCTCCCCAACTTAAATCTAAATGGCTGTGTGACACTACTTGATCAAATTCCTTTTGATTTTGTGGCACTCCTTTAAACTCAACTATTGGTTGTGACTTCTTATTATGCCAAATAACGATCTGTTCGAACATTGACTTAACACATTGACCGCAAGATAAATCTACTTTTGGTAAGTCATTTAAAGACTTTTGCCTTCCGTAAATCTCTATTGATTCCTCAACTCGCAAATCATCATAGATTCGATTGATCTCTTTAATCTTATTTATATCAATTCTTGATCCATGGCTTAATGCTTTACGTATTGAATCAATGTAGGGATTAATTTCTTTTAAAAAACTCATAAATTTAATAATGCAACGGATTGATAAATTAGATAACCTGCTAAGATCAATACGATAATAGCGACTATTCCACCACCTACTGTTGGTTTTGGTTGTTCTGATGTTGTCATAATATTTGTTTTTGTATTAATTTATAAAATAAAGGCATAGCCATATAAATAGGGTTTAATGTTATTAATGAAATGATCCAACCTAAATGAAACGATAAGCAAAACAAACAGTTAAATGGCTTAAAATCCAATATTAATAGATTTGGATGCGCCATATCCATTTTATTGTATATTTCACGCTCGTAGATATACAAAGCCGTTAGCGTTAATAGTATCGTTGTTATCATTGTATTAATTTATTTATAATGTGGTCAAATCGCTCTTTAGCGTGTTGTCTGCTTATACCTGTCGAACTCTCTACCCAACTGGCATTCAATCCTCGATCTAAAAAGGCTTTAATCCATAACCTTTCAATATGTGATAAATCGCTTTCGGCTATAATTTCGTTTAATTCTAGAGTGTAGTCAATTTCATCATCACAATTAATTTGACAGTCATCTATATTAATAGTATTTATTTCTTTAATAGCTTTATTTAGGTATTCATTTTTTATGACTATCCAAAGATACGCATTTTCTTTTGATTTTTCAATTGCATCAAATAGTCCTTGTTCATCTCTTAATTTTATTATCACATCATGACATAAATCTTCATAATTTATGCGATCAAATCTTTTGCATATTGATTTTATCTTTGTGTAATTATCTGAAATGAAGCTATCAAAATTCATTCGTTTTTTTGCTAATATACACAAATAATTAATATTTTGTACTTATTATTTTTTTAAATACGAATGAAATGTAATAAAGTAGCTTATTAAATCTTAAAACCAACCTAATAAAAAGAACTTTTTTAATCGCTCTTTAAAATATAGGTGAGCATAATGTTTTAAAGTTGATGACAATTCATCTTTAGTCAACTCTTTATTTTCGTACTCATTTAAAAGTAAATAGTGATAATCTTTGCTTTTCATAATGTTAAATATTAAAAGTATTAATTTCAAAGACTTCTGTAACCTCTAATTCATTTATAAATACACGCTTTCCTAGTCCTAATAATTTGTTAATCATTCGCTTTTGTAATTCGCTCAATTGATCATTTTTTTCTTTTGATTCAACAAAACAATCAACTTCACCTTTTTTTATCATTTGATAATCTGGGATTCCGTTTTTATTAGTTGCAATTAAATTGATGCAAAACCATCCTGCAGATTCCCATTCATTTCGTATTTTATCCGTTTGTTTTGCCACAATTAAAGTCTTGATTAAATTGCTTGATATTATATTGCTTTTTATTTATTATCCTTTTATAAATCTTTTCACTAATTCCACCAATCTCAAAGATAAAAAATACATCATTTGACTTTCGGCTCATGGTTGTAAGTCGATCCCTCGACTGGATATAATTTTTGCCACTAAAACCAAAATTATAATAAATTAAATATTCTGCTTTAGATAAGTTCATCCCCTCACTTCCTGACTGCTGAATAGCTATTGACTGGTTTGTATTATTGAACTCGTTTAAATCCGTTGTAATATCATCAGAATATACTTGATTAATTAAATCTAGTTCACCTTTAAATTGATAGAATATTGCTATTTTTTTATTATTAAATTTTTGCTTAATGAATTGAATTTTACTATCGTCAATGATTATAACGTTACCACTCTCACCAATACAAGTACCGTTATAAATTTGATGCAATTTGCTCATTAATTTAACTGGTGTATCTGCTAGTATTTCATCTGTTTGTCCTTTTATAAAACGATCATTTAATAATGCTTTAGCTAGTTGATAGGTTATCGGCTTCATTTCGCAGTAAAGTATTTTTTCACTTATAACCGTTTCAAAACCTGCATCTTTTTGAGTGAATGTAATTAAGTAATTATCAATTTTATTTTGTATTAATTTTCTATTTGCCCTTGTATAGTCGTTTGATGGGTATCCATTTCCGTAATTTATTTTTACTATGTTAACGTAATTTGTAGCCCATTTATAAAAGTTAATCTCTTTAAATGGCGTGTAATTACTTACCCAGAATTGATGATACCATTGTGAACCACTTTCAACTGCTGGACTTCCTGATAAGAATATCATTGGAAGATTATTAAATTTTTGTTTGATTAGTTTCGTTCTATTAGATGGTTTAGGAAATGCTCCGTTGACGTGATGTTCATCCAAAACAATTAAATCAAAATTACCCACAACTTTATGTAATGATTCGTAATTTGTAACTGTTAATTGAAATCTATAACCCATTTTTTTATAATCGCTCTCAATACTACTAATCGCTTTCTTTTTAGTAAGAAATAAAACTCGATTAACCGCTAATAATTTACAAGCTTCTAATGTCATTAAAGTCTTTCCGCATCTAACCTCAGCAGCAAGATAGCAAATATTTAACCGTTTTATTTTTTCGGCTATTTGGTTTGCAATATCAATTTGATAATCTCTTAATTCCATCATTTATTATCATCTATTTTGCTTATCCAATTTTGGATCGTTCTACGACTTACTCCAATTAATTCAGCAACTTTTGATCTATTGAAATCTGGATCTTTTTTATAAATCATTTTCAATTTGTCATAATTACTCTCTGCTTTTCCAAATGCGGCTTTTATTTCTATTGTTTCATTACTTTCTAGTTTTATTTTACGTGCATTATTTACAAAATAATTGCTTAATTTTTCTGCTTTCAATATACTTTCCTTTGATATATTTATATTATTTTCTTTATTCGGATTAAAAAATAAATTAAATATATGAATAAGAAGAGCAAATCTAGGAATATATGACTTTTGCTTTGGATACATTGACTTCAAATATTCATTTTCATCATCATTGTTTTGATGATTTGTTATCTTATTAAAGATCCGTATCCATTCTAATTTAGCTTCAGGTGTAAATTTTAGTCTAATTGGTTTAATATTTCCGTTATCATCTCGGTTAACACTTTCTTTCATCTCTTGAAAAAATTGAACTATCACTTGTTCATACCATTTAATTGTATCGTATTCCAGTTCCTTATCATTATATTCGTCAACGATAGCATCAGGAAAAGATAATAACATTCTATCCATAAAGCCGTTCTCTTTATTTTCTTCTGTACTAAATGAATTAAAAATAGTAGGTTGAATACCACCTAAAACGGGTATAAACGGCTTTTCTACGAATGAACTCTTCGCCGTCTTTCTATTCATAAATACCGACTTTCCGCTCCATGTACTTAACCAAAATTCAAGGTCTGAACCTGCTCGATATTTATTCATATCTTTTAACCATCCTGCTAATTCATCTTTAAATACACCAACCGCATTATCGCTTTCTTGGTGCAAGTCGACCAATGCTTCCAAAGTAATATCATTTGCGATAAATTGACTTTTTACTGCTGGCTTTGGTTCGGGATGAATTTCTTTATCTTTCTTGGATAGATTATTAAAATACTCTTGATTTTTCATTGCTTCAATATACTTCTTAATCTCCTTACTATTTTCTTTCATTAATGGGAAAATCACGTTATTAATACTAGGTGTTTTTCCTATTCCTGCTTTACCTACTACGGCTAACCAAATAACCGCTTGCTCATTCCATCCTTTTTTAACCTCCATTTCAATAGAATTACCAATACAAATAGAAATTAACCAGATCAAACTTGAACCCATATAATCTAAGTTTGAATCTAATTTTGTTTCACACTCTTTTAAATAGAATTGAATGTCTTTAGGAAATATATCAATAGGAAAATCTAATTCAGTTAAATAAATTTTTGGCTCTTTGATAGTAGGTTTTATTTCGTCAACTTTTGACTTTATACGGCTTCCATATCCTTGATCATACAAATCTTTTGCACTATCTGAGAAGTTACCATTATGGTATTTATAGGTATATGCAGCGTATGGGCTTATAAGTGTTTCATGTGGGTAAATTGTTCCAGTTGAAAATAAATACATACATCCTGAATCTCTAAATACATATCCAGAATGTTCTGCGCTTGATCCATGCCTTTTAATTAAATAATGTTTGTTTTTTTGCCCATTTCTAGGAATAGTAAAATCATCCTCTATAACGCTCCATATATCGTTCTTATCATTGAACTCATCCCATGGCTTAATATTACCGTCTTCATATTCTTTTTTAATTTTAGATTCAATCTTTGGTTGTTCAGTTATGTAGTTGTAAGATTTACAAATTTTCCAAAGCGTATCCCTATCTTCATCTGTAATAAATTCAATATCAAAATACGATTTATTATTTACTTTGTTTTGAGGATAGATAAAAACGTAACCACCAATGCCACGAGTTTCAATAATTGCTTCTTTGTGTCCTTTTAAAACGGCTATTTTAGTATTACCTACACATCTCTTTGATTTATAAAGAATATGATAACCGCCTGATAATGTTTTATAAACTACAAATTTATTTTTAAAGTCTATTATTGTATCAATTAACGTTTGATAGAACTCTTGCCAAAATTCATTCATTTCCAGCTGAGTACTAAATACTTTCGTATCAATATCAATTACTTCTAGGAAGTCAAAACCTGTGACAATTCCAATTCCTTTAGTACTTGGATCATTGAACTGTTTTATAAATTGATCTTTTGATAGCTGAACCGTTTGGCATTCTTTCCATTTATAATTCGGTGTCTTATTTTCGCCTACCGTAATAAGAGAGAAGTTTTCTAAAAATTTTAATGCTAATTGTTCATTCATAGGTTTAAATAAAAAACACCCTATCGAACTAGCCACTAGGAAAGGCGTTGCTCAATAGGATGTTTAAAATAATTCTTTAGTAATTCCTAGTTACTTATTTGAATCAAATATAATAGTTTTTTTCAAAACAAAAGCAAATTATTATATTTTTTTTTTAGTGCGCACTACTGCGCAAAATTGCGCACCTATTTCGCACCTCTTTCGCACCTCTTAACCCTTGTAAACATTAAGAAAAATGCTTTTTAGGTGCGAAATTGCACACCTAAAGCAAAAAAAATAAAAAAAATAAAAAATAAAAAATGTAATAATTTAATTAGAGGTGTAAAAATTGCGCACTAAATGTATAAAATCTTAGTATTTTCAAGGCTTTAAAGGTGCGCAACATACTGCGCAAAATTTCGCACCTTGCACACTACTGCGCATA